TCAGACATCTTGAGTGGTACAAGCCTGATAACTATTATGAACTTTGTAGAGCGAATTATGGCTGTATAGGTGCTCAGATTACTTTGGCTGGCTATCCTACTTCTTTCCTTGATATATACGAGCCTCATAAAAGAACAAGAAGTCTAAATCCACACGGTTCACTTGTTCGTTGGTCTCAAGGTAGTTCAATTACTATAGATAATAACGATTTATTCCCAGTGGTACCTTACTATGGAGAAGTATTAGAATATACCAAGAACGGTATTAGATATACTGCTACATATACAGATAGAGACGGTACTTTGGCTACAGGTAATTTAGGTAAAAGTATAATTTTTACAGGTGTAACGGGCGATGCTGCATTTTGGGCTGGTTTAGAAGTAGGGCTTATTATCAAATTGAGTAGACCTTACGACAATGATAATTCGGACTCACTTTATCTTGATTCCGATACTAGCATTATGACTCGTATATTACCACAATTTGCTAACGGGAGTAGAGACACCAATTCATTGCATCCGGCTGATGCTTTTCTTTGCATGTGGCACCCTAACTTAGGAAGGCCGTTTACTTGGTATAGCGATGATGCTTCGAGGGCTATTTACACCAAAGCAGGTACTGCCGATACTCCTGTTGACCATAAACCATACAATCATGTTCCAGAGCACTTTGAAACTATACATTATCATGATTTTAATTATGTAGCAAGTAAAGGACCGTTTGCTTTAGGTATGAAGTGGATTGCTCCACCACACGATGCTGACAATGATGGAGCCACTGCGGATTTCCACAACGGAACTGTTTATACTGCTACTCAGATAGATGCCTTAGTCGACGCTTCAATTACCCTTAATCATCAAGGGGGTACTACTCCAAGTGGTGTTGGCAGCGGAGTCTTAATCAATAACGGCTCAGGGTACGCAGCAGGAACTACTGGGGCAATGACAGTCGATACTGTAGATGCTACTACTAAATACGCTGTAGGTGACAGAGTATACAATTCATCTGGAATTAATTTAGGTGTAATAACAGCAGTAGCAACTACATCAATTACAATTGGCGGCGGTACTACTACCGCTGTTGCTGATAACGATGAATTGTATCTAAGTAACAAGTATAACTTCGCTGGTTTTTGGCCGGGAGGTAGTCATGGTGGAGGTGCCGTCAGTAGACTTGAATCATATGGTCACTCTTTGATAGGTTGGGGTAGTGATACATTTGGCATGGATTGTGAAACTTATCAAGACAGTACTGGTGTAGCCACTCTTAATTTACCTACTGACAGAAACCGATGCTTTGGATATAGAATGGCAGTAAGGCAACTGTATAACAGACCTCGTTGGTCTCCATATGTCCGTGGTTGGTTAGAAGTAGCCGATTCAGATGCTATGCTTGGTTATTATAACGGACCGCTAATCCAACATGATGGAAAAGAAAATGGCTGGGTGTTTGTAGGCGATGATGGACTTAGTGCAACAACACATGGTGATGTTACTTTCAAAGAACTTTATGTAGGTATACTTGAAAGAATAACTCAAGTTTCAAGCCTGTTAGGACAAGACCAGATTGGTAGACAGGTTAGATATAGTGACGGTAGAAGAATGACTGGGCCATTCGGTTGTCCTGTAAGGACAGTTAGAAACGCCTCTACCGTAACTCGCTTCTTCCCTAACGATGAAACTGGACAAGGTATAGAAGAATTGTCACAAGCCCATAGGCACTATATGGTTGACTGGTGGGGTAATACTCGTGGTGAAGATGTCAGGCGTTTCCCTGTAAGAGGATTCGGGCTTCGACCATCTTGGGACCCAGAAGATGCTTACCAAGATACCAATGTAACTCACAGACCTGCTGCAAACAATTTGTTTGGCGGTGACGGTAATGATAGACAAAGTGGTAATGCTAACACCGTTAACAACGATGGTACTAACATGGGCGTAGTTGACTGGTTCAATCCAGCGAGTGTGCTTAGAGTCGGTGACCGAGGAGACGGTAGAGGATGTAGATGGCCTACTGTCTTTAATGAAAGCCTGCTTATGGCTGTCAGTGAAAATCATGACGCTACTGGCCTTGTGTTATCAAGTAACACAGCCGAGCCTATTTATGGACAAGGTTTAGTCAGACCAAGTAATGAAATATTACAGGCTGGTGAAATTGAAAGAGGTATCAGTGACAGAGTAGATTTAGATTCTGACGAAGGATTGCTCAAACCTAGCGCACATGTGGGTGAGGCTACTGAAACTGTTAATGCTGACATTAGAGGTGCTGAGCCTGTATCAAGAGATGATGTCAGGTTAGGATTGGATGTAGATACGATTGCAGAATTGAATGATGGAGTAAGCCGTGAATATGTAGTCATGTCAACAGAAGCCCACAGTCTACATACAGACAGAGAGGTTGGACAAAGGACTAACATCAGAGGAGCGTATAACTTCGGAAGTAGAACTCTCAAAGACTTAGACATGACTGCACTTGATTGGAGTAGCGCTCCTGTTACTGGTGTTGTCAAACACTCAGATGCACATGCTATGTGGCCACTTGGTGGTACTTATGTGATTGACTGGAATAAACACGCTGGTAATCTTGATGTTACTGGATGGGGTAAAGATGGAGTTACATCATCATCTAACCCTTACCAAGATAGTGACCACCAACATCCACTAAAGGAAAATTTAAACCATTCTGATAGTAATATACAGTTCTTGTATAGACCTGCATTTGGGCTCGACTTTAAGCACAGTCAGATGTTTAGGTCTTATGTAGCACTGAAAGGTAGTAGCCCTCAAGAAAACTCGAACTTTTACAGGGCAACTGCTGGTGGTAAGTATGGTATGTTTACAAGTGATGTACCGGGTGCCAGAACAGGTACTCCAAGTAGCCCGCCTTACGCACCTGTTTACACTGTAGACCCAACCAGTAGCATTACTGTTCCAGACAGTCAAGGGCCGAAAATTCAAGGTGTCGATGTCACAGGCTATGACAAGTCGGATATTACTAGCCCAGTGGCCAGAATGGTCATGTCAGAAAACACTCTTGAGCACTTCCGAGCCGACGCAAGTCGTCGTTCTATAGATGATGATGAGGGTGATTACAATGTTCAACCAAGACACAGCCAGACGCTACATCCAAAGGGTAGCGAAGGGGATGCATCTTATAATACAGGAGACCATAGTGGGGAGTGAACATGGCGCTAGGTAAGAATCTATCAACAGGTCGGGCAGACGCTACTCAAGATACTATAATGAAGAAGATTCGTAAGCCACGCTTTGTCGACAACGCTGTTCGTCATGCTCAGTACACTAAGGTTAAGGCTGGTTTTGCGGCTGATAAACCTACCAAGACTGACTTCATGCCTACACCTGAGCGCAGATACAAACTCATCGAAGAGGAAGATACCATTCGTTTGCTTCACAATCCAACAGACAGTATGACTTACGAGGGCTCGTTGTTCTTCGATAGTGAAAAAGTTACCACTACTAGCACTCTACCTGCTTTGGCTGTCGGTAGTGAGAACCATGCCCAAGCATTGGTTATGTCCGAAATCAAGACATCAACCAAGGGTAATAGGTACGGAATAGAGAACCTAAAGGGTAGAAAATTACATGATATCGGCTTTACTGACAAAACTATCCGTTTTGCTCAGAAAGTAGGAGTAGGGCTAAGGACTTCTGACCTCGCAATTAAGGTAGGTAACTCCTCAAAGAGTTCGATTAGTGGAATAAAGTCTATTACTCCCAGTGGTACATTCGTAGCAAGAGACTTTTACGGAGTTGATTCACTTACAGCCCTTAGATATCTATCCAAACATGACTATTATTCTCCAAGAAGTGATAGATTCGGTAATTTACTGTATGTGCCCCAAACTCAGATAGAAAGAGAGCACTTTTTGAACGAAAATAGAGTATCTGGGGGTACATCTGAGAGCAATAACGACGCTGTACCTAATAGAGTAGTAGTTAGAGGTAAATCTAGGGCTAACAATGACCAAAATGTAGTGCAAGTTGACGATTTTGGTACCCAAGTGGACAATGTTAACGAAGTACCGGGCGGAATATCAGCACCAACTGCTTTAACTAAGGCAAGTGCCAGAAGAATAGGTCAAAATATGCTTAGGATGGCTAAAAAGGCCACTGGCTCTAAGAAATATAGTGATGTTTTGGCGGGAACAGCCGTTCAGCCGGGTGATTTGGTTAGTTATCAAGCCAGACATGACAGTGAAAAGAAAATTGTGCTTAGTGGTACTTATGATTTAATAAATCGCAAATCAGACTTGCATGTCAACTCAATAGACGGTACATTAGAGGATGTTTTGCAGAAATTCCAAGAAGTAGACATTAGTAGTACACTTGATGAGAATTTTGATAGAAATAGACAGTTTAGTGTTGAAGAATTTAGCACATCTTTTGGATTAAAGATAAAGGTTAGTTGGGAGATTGCAGAAAGAGTAGATTCTAATAGAGGTGTTGGATTTAATCTCGGTCAGCCGAATAGAGACACTATACATGGGGCTCGTAGGCTACAAAGCACAGGTGTTTTGATAAACAACGGTGGTGGTTACGCAATCAATACTACATCATTTACAACCGATGGAGTAAATGCTAATTCTGTTTTTACCACAGATAACCAAGCAGTTTATACTAGTAACGGCAATAAATTGGGTCACATACATTCGGCTAGTGTAGGAACTAATACTGTAGTGATTAAATCAAGAAGCGTTCATAAAGTATTAGATAACGAAGAGTTGTATTTACTCCCAGATACTTTACCAGAAGCCAGAAACAACCACCTTAAGTTAGGAGTGGTTCAGACTAAATATTCGAGAACAAGGAGAGGATGATAGTGCCCGTATTAAATGAAGGAACGAGATTTTTAATAGATACATTGAAAGCAAGAATAAACGAAGTAGTATTCGGATTTGACGGAACAGTTGCCACCCAACAGGATGGGGGCGCAGGTAGACCGGCAGTAGTCGTAACGCCTGATGTTAAGATTATAGATGACAATACCTTATCAGTAGAAGCAAAACTGTCATTAGATGTGAGTTTTACGCTACCTTTGAGGGAAGTAGTTATCAGATACAAGAATCCAACCGATTCTACTGATACTACTGACTTTTGTAGATACACATATAATTCTATAGAAAAGACCACTAACAACGAAATTAGATTTGCAGCAGTAATAGAGGTGAGCCAATGACTAATCCAAAAGCAGGACATACAAGTGCTACTGGATACGGTGCTAACTCACAAGGACTCCGTGATGGAGATGGCCTTACTAGCCCTAGTCTTACTAATATGTACGAAGGGCTGCATGGTAACGGTATAGTCAGGTTAGGAGACGGTGCTGCTGGAGACTCATTAAGAAACAGTATAGTAACTGGTACTCCGGGCTATGTCAGCGTGTCTACTGGAGGAGTAGTAACTGTAAATGGCGGATATTGCGTATTAGACGGTATCATGTATAAATTCGCCAATGGCCCTTCTGGTACAGAAGCATTTACTGTAGGTACTAGTACTAATTATTCTGGCGATTTACCAAGCGTACCATCTTCCAGCGGAGAAGTATTCGTTGTAGTATATTTGGTAGGTAGAAGTTCACCAGAGGCTCACTTAATGTATGAAATAGGTACACCTGTGGCGGCTGCTTCTGGTACGCCTCTTATTCCTAATAGGTTCTTATCCGACCCAAGTATAACTGCCAATACTGATTTGAATCATAACTCTACTGTTATCGCAGTATTGAGATATACTTCTGCAAGCGGCGCTGCTAATATTAATGCATCTTTAGGAGCATCACCTACAGTATTTGATAGAAGGACTTTCTTAAGGAACAGCCCATTGTACCTAACACCTATGACTGATGGTTCAATTGGAGATGTTACTACAGCAAATGCTGTTAACTCTGCTGCTGATTTAGACGCATTCTTCGCTTCTCCCGAAAATGGAGATTTCGCTGGTAGTCCATTTGGCGCTATCTGGCAAAGCCATAGAGAGGATAGGTCAAGTGGTAAACACGGCGTAATCTACGCAGGTATACCTAAGAACTTACATTCTACGCTCGCTACAGAAACTGTAGTACTAGGTCCAAATAGGATATCTATCCTGACAGCCAATACTACATTTACTTTCGACCAAGAAAATATATTCTTAGTTAATCCAAATGGCGGTAGCGCTCATGCTACACTTACTCCTAGCGGTGATTTCCCATCTGGTCATGTTATCGAGGTAAGAAACATATCTACTTCTGGCTCTTACAACACTGTATTCAACGCTAAGACTGACAACGCTTCTGCTGCAAATATAAACATAGCAAATGGCAAGTATGCTAGATTTGTTTACGATGGCACTGATTGGCATCTGTTAATTTTACAGGCATGATAGTATGGGTAGATTAATCGACATGCTTAAGCAAAGGTGCGAGAACTGTAATCGCATTTCTTTACCTTTGTCGATATCAGGTTGTTATGTATCAGGTGAGCCTGTAGTTCTACACCAGTGCTCTTTTTGCGACTACATACGCTTTCATGGACAACTTGGGTTCAAGGGTGTCCGTAAGCGTAAGGCTGAGCCCGTATCGAGAAGGGCTGGTGGCAGATTCTCCCGTTATCTCAGCAAAATGGCTGAGAAGTTAGGGAGGTGAGCCTTTGTATAGGCGTATACCATTGTGGGTTTTTTCCCAATCTTTAGTTTCAACTATTTCTTGATAAGATTTTTTGAAACACTCCCAGCATAAAGGGAAAAATAAACCACCTTGTCCATTCCTAGCCCCCGGACTTACC